TTACTGTCTTGATGGTGTTCCAGATGGTATCGATTATCTCCTTTATGGAGTCAAAGTTACCTTGAGCCAGTGTCTTGATATCTTCCCACACGGTTGTCAGGACTCCCGTTATGGTCTCCCATATGACTGATGTAACTTCCGATATACCATCCCATATCGCCTGGATGACGTCCTTGATTGCGTTGAATATGGTGCTCGCTGTCTCCTTGATGGCCTCCCATATCGGGGTGATGAACTCGACTATACCTTTCCATATAGCTATGGTCGTATCACGGATGCCCTCCCATACTGCTGTGGTCACCTTTTTGATACCTTCCCATACGCCTGTGAAGAATTCAGCCAAACCCTCGAATATAGGTGTTGCAAAATCGATTATGGCGTTCCATATGTTGATTAACCCTTCAACAATGAACTCCCATACTGCCATGGTGACTTCCTTGATACCTTCCCACACCATGGAGAAGAACTCTGCTATGCTTTCAAAGATTGGCATTGCCACCCCCAGGATACCTTCCCAAATCTCAGTTAACACAACAACAATTACGTTCCATACTGCCATTGCTACTGTCTTAATTCCTTCCCATATGGTGCTCAAGAATTCTGCTATCCCCTGGAATATGGGTCTCATGAACTCAACGATACTGTTCCAGGTCTCCGTCAGGAACTCGGTTATGCTGCCCCATACCCCGGATATGGTCTCCGATATGCTGTTCCATACGTCGGATAGAAACTCTGCTATCGGGCCAAAGACTGCCTCGGCTTGGGTCTTAATCCACTCCCAGCTATCAGATAGCCACTGACTCACGCTATCCCAGTTCTTCCACAGGAGGACTATTGCGGCAATCAGCGCCATTATCCCTACTATTACCCAGGTGATTGGGTTAGCCAGGAGTGATGCATTAAACAGATTGCTCGCTGTGGTTGCTGCAGCCCATTCAGTCTTAAGTTTAGCAAATGCCCCTATCGTGGTTCCTATTGCTCCTGCTACCTTACCTAAGATTACAAGAACTGGCCCAACTGCTGCAACTATGCCCAGTATGGTGATAATCGTTCTCTGTGTGCCTTCATCCAACCCAGCAAACCACTTTATCAAGTTACTTATCTTTTCCCCAAAACTAGATAAAAGAGGAATTATTGTGTCTCTCAGTATAGGTGCTAATTGCTCCCCTATCTGTATCATGATACCTTCAACCTGAGACTTGAAGGCTCTGAACGCACCTGCTACGTTATCTTCCATGGTTTCTGCCATCTTCTGTGAAGCTCCTGTAGAGTCGTACATTGCTTGTTCCAGTTCCTTGTACCTTTCAGAACCTGTTGCCAGCAAGATGTTCACACCTCTCAAAGCTTCAGAACCGAACACTGCACTTAATGCTGCGTCTCTTTGTGCTGTGGTCATGTTTTGGGTGGCTTGTTCCACGTCAGCCATGATTGAACCTAAGTCTCTCATGGTACCGTCTGCATTGTATAAAGCAATGGACATATCCCCTACAGCAATAGCTCCATCTTTTGCTTTGTTCTTCATGTCTCTCAATACAGCATTAAATGTGGTTCCCGCCATGCTTCCTTTAACACCACTGTCAGCAAACACACCTAAGATAGCTGCAGTCTGTGCCAAGTCCATTCCTGCTGCATTTGCAGTGGAGGAAGCATATTTCATTGCTTCACCAAGTTGCTCAACATTGGTGTTGCTCTTGGAACTTGCTGCAGCAAATATATCTGCTGCCTCACCTGCTCTCTCTGCACTCATTTGGAAACCACTCATGGTATCGGTAACAATATCTGCTGCAGTTGCCAAATCCATGCCTGCTGCTGCTGCAAGGTTCAACATGCCAGGAGTGGCATCTAATATCTGGTTAGTATCGTAACCTGCAAGTGCCAAATAAGTCATTGCATCTGCTGCTTCACTTGCAGAATATCTGGTGGTAGCACCAAGGTCTTTAGCTAAGTCTCTCAACCTTTCCAGGTCGTTGCCAGTAGCACCACTGATAGCAGCAACCTGAGACATGCTGTCGTCGAACTTAGCCACAGTTGCAACTGACACTGTTGCAAGTCCTGCTAACGGTGCAGTTACATAGGTAGAAAGAGTTTTGCCTGCATTGGTCATGGCTTTGCCTGCATTTTGGAAACTCTTCTCAAGGTTCTTGGTAGCTTGCTCCCCTTGCTTACCTATATTGTTAAGAACATTGCTGGCTTGGTCTACTGCTCTAACAATTATTTCCATAACGTTGGNCATTCACTCACCCCCTTCTNCTGGCTTCNACCATCTTTCTGAGAATNTTGNTTTCTCCTTCCCCTCCCTCTCTTACAGCTTGTGCAGAAGTTGGAAGAGAAGGAGAAGCCTGTTCTTGCGTCAAATGCATATAATTAATCGCTTCAATAAAAAATTCTACTTGTGCTGGTGTCATGTCCACTTGAGACTTTGCAAANGGTATCCCTGCCAGGTGCAGTTGGACTATCCTTTGCCCCTCATCACTCCTGGCGAAAGTTGCGTGCTTCTTCAGCACCCTCCTCTGTAACCCCAGAGATTTTGAAAATAAACCCAGCAATATCATCCACAACTCCAACTGGTCTTAGCTGTTTAACTTCCTCAACCGTCCATTGATTATCAGGACTGGTGCTTAACCCCCAGGCAACAGCTTTAGCCTTTGCCTCAAATTCCATGAGTTGAATTTCCTCAGAGTCAATTTCCACCTGTAGGTTCTGTTGCATAGATTTAATGTCCAAGTTGCCACTTTTGTCAAAGGTAGGTTTGCCTTTAATTTTAGCTCCACTGCTTCTCAATGCTTCTATTTCTGCCCATTCGCCTTCAGTTAAAGGTCTCANCTCTACCTCTCCACCCAGCTTATCAAAGTACTGGGTTTTGACATTATTAACTCCTTTCAGTATATCAGCTTTCGTCAACTTTACCATTAATCTTCACCTCCAACGTCGTCGATAATCGACACATACATATCTGTGGTTATTGGAGTAATGCTATCATTCAAATACATACTACCCATATATGCCTTGGCGCTAATCTCCTGTACCAATTCATCTCTGCCTGAAGGTTGAAGGTTCACACTCGTGTGAATGACTCTCGGTAACTTGATTACCATACCCTTACCTCCACCTGCATCAAAGCTNAACTCCAGGCTATATTCTTGAGAACCTGTCTCACTTGGTCCAAGAGAACCTCCCCAGAACCTTTCAAGCTGGCTGGTATCNTCAAAGAACATACTGCTGGATAGTGTTATCTCCCTCTCTGCAGCCAATAGCTTTCTTGGGTATCTACTGCCAATACTCCTTCCACTTGCTGCATCAATACCGTTGCTGATTGACAAGGTGAAGCTCTTCACCTGGGAGGAAATGTCACTGTTATCCAAGTTCATGGTTACGTCATAGAACGCCAAAGGGTAATCTTCAGGTAGTAACAGTTCGTGTTGCTCCTTGAGAACTGCCTTGCTATCCTTCACTGCAACCAGTTCTGCTGTTGCCTGGCAGAAACTGTCCTCAACGGATATCTCCAGGCTGTTAATCTTACATCCAGTGAACACGTGTTCAAACAAGTCTTTACCTAATCTTGCTGTGAAGCTCGGAAGGTCGGTGTTGTCACTGGCATAAATCTCATGCAGGTTATCCAGGTCGGTAAACACATACCCACCTAGTGTCCATTTCAGTAACCACCTGATAGTCTTGATGTCAAACGCATACACAATGTTACCACTTGGACTATAGAACCCAGGTCTGTGCATTCTTGCTCCCCTACCCATGCTGGACTCAAAGTCCAGGTGAGTGTCAGAAGGTGAGTCAAGAGAAGCACTTGCTATATCTACATGAAACTCTGCTTCTGCAGGCTCGGCAAACGTTGTCTCTTCTGCCAAACCCAAATACCTTAATATCTTTGCCATGTTAATTCACCTCCAAAATTTATGGCTCCAGGATTGTAAACAATACTTCAATTGTCGCTGCAGCACCAAACAAAGAACCTTGTTGATTGTTTGGTCCACCAGTTTCAAATCTCAGGCTCTTGGTATCCTGGACAAATTGCCTCAAGCCTAACGAACGGTCTTTTAAAATAACACTTCTCGCTTTAGCAGCCAACTCTGTTGACTTCTTATACCCTTCTTCTGGGTCATCTTCCTTCACGGTTACTACACATATTACAGGCAATCTCCATTGCTCTGCTAATGTTCGTGGAGACTCTTGTGCTCTGGCTATATCTGTAAAAATGAACACAGAAGG